TCCCGTAACTCTTGTTCAATGTCTTGGTCGCACGTTGGACATACACTGTTTTCTTCGAAGAATGCTTTGTCCTTTTTAGTCCTACGGATCTTATCTTCGAGGGTCGATTCAAGACGGCCAATCTTATCGAGGCGAGTATCGATCTTTTCTTTGTCTTCAATAGACTTGAGGTCGACCTCGACTGTCCTGAGAAGATCAGCTGCCATTTGTTCGTGCGCCACAATTTTAGCTTCAGATTCCGTAATCCGTTGGTTGATCTCATCCAATTTAGACTTAACGTCATGTTTGGCCTTGTCACGATTCTTCTCGTAGATGTGAAGCTTTTCTGAGGCAAGTTCATTATTATGCTTATTAACGGATATGGATTCTTTGTTAACATCTTGCTTATCTTTCAAGATAGTATTCATAGAGGTAAAGATTTTGATATCCAATAGCTCTTCAATAATTTCTCTACGTTGCATTGATGGTAATTGCATGAACGGGGTGAATGATGCATTACCTAGGATAACAATCTGCGTGAATGCAGTAAAGTTTACTTTAAGGATAGCTTCCTCAAGGTATGCTTGATAGTCTCTAGCTGAACCTGGTTGATTGATCAGCTTATCATCCATAAAGACTTCGAATGGACTTGAGCCATACTTCTTAATCTCACGATAGATTTTATAACGGTGAGAACCAATAGTGAACTCAACCTCAACAGCAGCACCTTTACCGTTGATGCTGTTGACCAATTGTTGTTTATTAATTTTTCGAAATGCTTTGCCGAACAAACCAAAACACAAGGCATCTAATAGCGTACTCTTACCAGAGCCGTTGTCGCCTACAATAAGTGTAGTGGGTGAACGAGTGAACTGAACTTCAGTCCAAACATTGCCGGTAGAGAGAAAGTTCTTCCACCGGACTGTCTCAAAATGAATCATAAATTACATCGTCAGTGACATATAGTAGGCTTCCAGTTTATCAAATCCACCGATACAAAGATCGTGATGGAAGATTTGAGGAACTGTTCGTGCATTCGGCACGATACCTAATAATTCTTCTTTAAACTCTGGTTGTTCATCAATTCTCTTCTCGATGAATGTGATTGCTTGGCTCTGCAAGAATGCTTTAGCCTTATCGCAATAAGGGCAATTGTTTTTACTATAGATCGTCCAGCTCATGATACCTCCATATTAAGAGCGTCATTATATAAATCAGTCATTAACTTATTCAATTTAGTATTATCCCCCCCAAACTCTAAAGAGTCAACATAGTGATGAAGAATAGTTAAAGTATCTTCTGTCTCATCCATAATGTCACTATCTTCGAGTTGGTCCATATGTTTATGCGCTTCAACAACAGATACATGAATAGGATTGACCTTATCCAACTTATCCATCATTAGATCGAACGCATAGGGATTAGTTTTTTCTTCAATGATTACTTTGACATACGTATCAGTATATTTGTCGTAATCAATATCAGTTACCTGTTCAATAGACTTGTCAACATCATTGTACTTAACTTTATGAAATAGTCTATATGGATTAGGAATAAATTCAAGCTCACGAGTATCAGTATCAAAGATATGGAAACCACGAGGGTCGTCATAATCCGACCAGGTAATTTCGTAAGGAGTTCCGAGGTATTGGATATTTTCTCGCTTAGAGCGTGTATGAAAGTGGCCGCTAAACACACTATCAAACCTGCTAAAGCTATTATAATCCATTCCATGTGCATTAGGTACGCCTTTGTACATTTCGAATCCAGCGATTTCAAAATGACCCATAACGACCTGTGCTGTAGTAGTATTTAGCATATCCATGCTTTGTTTGTAGTTTTGATTGTTAATCCAAGGCATCAGGAGGATATTTGTACCATCAAACTCCAGTTCCGTACCCTCTGTATAGATGTTGACATCGTACGTAGAAGAGCCTAGAAGTTCTTCCATACTGTTAACTTCGTTAGTATTTTTAAAGTAGACATCATGATTACCCACAATGACATGTAGTTTTGCACCGATGCGTTGTAGTTGTTCCACAAAGTTTACACGGAAGTGTTTCGCAATCTGGAAGTTAATAAACTTACGCCGTTCAACAACATCACCAAGATGGATCACGGTATCGATGTTGTTCTCCTCGAGGTGAGGAAAGAACACATTATCATAAAACTTCTTAATGTGGTCATGGAAGGCACGTGAATCGTTACGCGCGCCCCAATGAGTATCAGTGATCAAAGCTAGCTTTGCCATTAATGTACCTTTTGTTCTCTAATCTTTGTAGCCGAGATAACCTCGACATCCTCTCCTAAGTACTCTTGCTCAATAGTATACCCCACATCACGACCATATGTGATGTGTGTGATGTTAGGCACTATCTGGAAATCATATTCCTTACCATAAGTGTAGCCCTCTTCGTCTAATTTTTCAACAATTTTTTCCATACGCTCTTCTGGCGTCCAAGGGTCCTTATGTGTCATCTTAGTGTCACGCAACATAATAATCACTTGACCAGTTTTTTGAACGGCCCGTTTAAATAACTCTGTATGCCCTTCATGCCAGGGTTGGAATCTTCCAAGGAGCTGAGTAGTCGGTTTTTGTCTATCCATTTTTTCACTCTAATATTATATTCAGTCTTCACAGGTTTCTGGAACAGTTTGTTTGTATCTTCAAACCGGCCCTTCTTAATTGTATCCATCCATATCACCATATCGGGTGCGCAGATGTTTCTATGTCTAAGTGTAGGACACACAAAGTCTAATATACCCCATTGCTTATGCATATACAACGCTTGAAGTGTGCGACCTCCAGAATCAAAATCCCAGTTGTTTTCTTTCTCTCTGACCACATCTGCGTTATGATGGGGAAGATGAAAATGGTATGCCAATTCTTTTGCTAATGTAGTCTTACCTGAACCTGGGAGTCCCATGATTAAGATCTTCATTATGTCTTCTTTCCTCCAAGCACACCAGTCTTCTTCGGCTGACGTTTCTTACGTTTATTTTCCTCAAATGATTCGATGAACGTATCCATATACTCTTGTGACCATTCGCCATACTTAACTGTACTATCACCTTTTGAGGAATTATCTGAACCACTCACATCAGTTAGACCAAAGATGTTTGCATTCTCAGTTAACTTATACTTAATGTATAGATTCTTCTTCTCCTTTTCAATCCTACGTAGAAAAGCAAAATAGATAATTTGTGTGAAGTATGCGAATGGATTGTTCGACTTCTCAGGATTAAAGTTATCAATATACTGCAAACAGTTTTCAATACCATCGTTAATCATATCTTCACGAAATGTGTAATTAATGAAGTTAGGTTTATATGATAGATGAGTAGCAATCTTCATAATACAGGTGCCGATATAATTTGGTACACGAGGCCTCTTTTTATCAGCTTCTGCTGCCTCTAAAACACTTGCTCTATAATCAATCATAGCTGCAAGGAATTCTTTGTTGTTAACATAATACTTTTTAGGTTTCTTTGATCTAGCCATTAATGTACTTGTTTCTCTGTGTTAGCAGACATGACATGTTCATAGAGTTCTTCCAACTCCTGATCATCCATCTCTCTACCTCGCAGAGCCTCCTTAATAATTGCATTTGCTTCGGCATATTCCTCTTCTTCCGAACGGAACTGCTCGATCATTTGTTTTGTATCATCACCTACATCAACAATAGTAGAGATGTCTTTAGTCGCAATCCACATGTGTGTGGACTCCCTCATAGGCATCCAGTTTGTTAAACTAGTCTGAATACCATAATTACCGCGTTCTTGTACTACCTTGTATGTCCTACCCAACTTCACTTTAAGTGGATTGCTGTTCATGTCCATACCATCGAGGTCAATTTCAGCTACTACTTGTTCGCCACTAGTAAATCTTATTAGTTTTAACTGTGTCATTGAGCTTTACCTTGTATATCTTGTAGTTGAACTTCTCATCATTATAGATCTTAACACGTTCTGCGAAATGTTTCAACGTATAATTTACTCTGGCTTTCCACGTAAGATCGTCTGCAATATCAAAGAGCGTAGCTTGTTCTTTTTCTTCAATACCGGCTTCTTCGTCTCCTCCACCTTTTCTGAGACCACGTCCGATGGACTGGAGGGTTCTGACTCTACTTTTGGTTGGACTGGTAAAGATGATGTTGTGCAACCGCTTAATATTAATCCCAGTACTAAAAGTACCATAGCTGGCCACAATAATGGCATTGTTTTCTTTTTCGGTGATGGCACGAACACTTTCTCTGGTATCGGCATCTGTTCCTCCGTGTACGTAAAATACTTTACGTCCTTCTTCTACTCGTTCTGTAATCATTTGCTCTAACACTTTACCATGTTTCTCAACAAACTGAAACAACATTAATGTGTTCCCTTTTAATGATAGAGCAAGATTAGCTAAAAACTTATTGCGTTCTTCATTACGTACAATCCAATCAACTTCGTCTTGATACTTTGCATCTTTAAGTGCTTTACATGCCTCATCACCATATTTAAGTACAATGGCTTTGATATCAAAGTCTGCGAGCTGCTTACTATCTATCAATTCTTTCGTCTTGACAACTTGTTTAACTGGACCAAACAAACCTTCCAGTACTAACTTATGTGTTTGTGCGCCATCCAATGTACCTGTAAGACCAAACCTATACTTGCAAGATGTAAGGTTTGTCATAATAGTTGTCAACGACTTAGACTTAAACAAGTGAGCTTCATCGCCAATCACACAATCAAACTGATCGAAGTAACTCTTAGGCATCTTATATATTGACTGCCATGTGGATACTGTAACCTGTTCTAATGCATTCTTATCTACACCAGATGTGATACAATGCACGTCTTGGTCGAAACCATAATCCTTAAAATCTTTAGCCATCTGTTGTACAAGAGATGTTGTAGGGACAATAATTAAAACCTTACCACCTGGTTGAATCGCAAAATGTTGTGATAACATGTAGATGATTAACGATTTACCGGAAGCTGTTGGAGATAATAGAACCCCTCTACGATTACGAACAGCATAGGTAAATGCTTCTCTTTGATAATCTCTGGCTTCAAATGGAAGACCTAAATCTTTCTCAAAATCAATTGTATCTTGGAGAGACCAATTATCAGCAGCTTCAATGTTCTTATCTATCTTTAACTTGTATTCACGTTCTTGACAAAACTTAGCTATATGATTAATCAGGCCATAATACAATGTATGATTTCTATTATTGAATAGCCTAATCTTTCCATCCCAAACCTTGTTTCTCACTTGGGGCATAAATTTAGCACCAGGAACTTCAAAGGTAAAGTAATCTGATAGCTCACGCAGAAGACCATCGTCCGCAAAGACTTCCATGTAGACTTCATCTTTCTTACGGATGATTAAAACGTCCTCAATTTTTGATACTATGTCTCTCATTCAGCAAAGTTCGTCAGTTGTCTCCATTTAATCGCACTACTAATGGCAAAGCCTCTACTGTTGATAGCCTTGAGAATCTCCTCAAGTACACCTACAGTTTCTTCTAGTACAGCAATCTTGGAATTAAGTTTCATCATATCTGCATCTGCTTCCACATATTGAGGCAAATCATTCTTCAGTACAGTCTTAGGCCACGGTTCACGTCGAATGCGGTCCAGATCTTCGGTATTGTTTAGATCTCCTCTATAGTAATCGGATAGAGTGATCCATAGTTCTTTCTTTTTGATTCCTGATGCGCGCATGCGAATTCTAGTATCTGCTAGATGTTTGAGATACTTTGCATGTAAATAAGGAATGTTTAGAGCTTCTGAGTCTAGCTCAGTATCATCTAACTTACAATCCTTAGCCCATTCAGCTACTATTTCTTCAATATTCAATGTGTTCACCCTTAAGCAATGCCGGAAGATCCTTCATTATACTGCTTTTTGGGTAAAAGTTCAACTCTTCATTTAGTCTAGTAACATCTGCTTGCGTGACTTGGGCTTCACCTTGTACTTTCTTGAGAGGTACATCAACGTCACATGCTTCAATAAGTTCTTTGATAGATTGTGTATGACTTGTGCCAACTTCAATAACACCTGACACATTAGTATATGTAGGTTGTAGCAATCTCTCAATTACTTGACATACTTCGTCAACATGAATCATGTCTCTATAGTGATCCGTCTTATATTTTACTTCGCCACGTTTAATCTTACCAAGCAGTAAGTCGGCGCGGATATCGCTGCTATACACATTGTAGAAACGTAATAGCGCGGCGTCTGAGGGCGCTACTTGTTCCATCACTGCCTTGCTAGTAGCATATGGATTCAGGTACCACCACTTCGCATTAGACGAACTAGCCGCGATGATTCTACAGTTCTTTTTCTTAGCCCACTCGAATACTTTCTTGGATCCCTCTACATTGGTCTCCCAGAATGGATCTGGATTCTTCTTAGACTCATGTACACTTACTTTAGCAGCTAAGTGGATCACAGCTTTGAATACGATGTTTTTTCCAAACTGATCAAAGTCAAAGTCATTGATATCTTGACCTGTCTTTAAGTCGATACCATAATAAGCAATTTCTTGCTCTTTCAATCTCTCACATAAACGGGATCCAATGAAACCGCTAGCGCCTGTTACTAATACTGTCATAATGGGGTTGCCTTATATCTTCTCTATATCATAATATGTGTATGCAAACGTGACCTGAGCTTGCAGATAATCAACATCTGAGAATGTTGTGTCGAATGTAAGAGCTGATAAAGATATTGGTATCATGCTCTTGAAATTGACTCTCACATTTGGGTTTTGTGAGCTTGTCATAATAATTAACGATCCATCACTATATTGATCTTCAGCCGACTCTTTACCTACTGCACTACCTGGTCTGGTTGCACGCGAATTATTAACGAAGTTAGAGTATTGGGTGAATGATTCTGGAAAACCTAAACCAGACAACCAATCATATAGCTCCATATAATTCTTCATATCTTCGTCTACTCTGAAGGTAAAGTCAACAGGCTCAAAGCGTAATTTTGAGCCAGGAAGGGGAATATTTACAAATGGCGTGTCTTGAGTATACTCGCCAAGTGTAATTGATGGGATACTTGTGGATTGAATGAAGTACTCAGTAGTTGGTGTCCTATCAAGTAGGAACCTAAACCCTAATGGGGACAAGTAATTCATGTTATCTGGTTGTTTTGCACTCATGCTTTATTTATCTATCCAAGACACAAAAAAAGCCGGGACACGAGGTCCCGGCTTGATCTGCGGTGGGTAAACCCCACTCTTGTTATCTTTACATGAGGTTAGAAACGCCAACCATTCTGTAGTAGATATTTTTGTTAGCGAAAGCAATCGTTCCGTCAGCGGCTGCAGTAGCGAATGGGTTAGCAACAACACCATAACGCGTTTTAAAGCCTACTTTAGGTTGGAATGTATTCTCGCCAACTGCACGAACCATTTGGAGCGGTACATATGGGCAGTAGAACAGGCCAGCATCAAATGCGCTTGAACCTTTGTAGCCTACTGTGAAGTACTGCTTGCCAGAAGCTGAGTTGAAATACGGGTCGATGTATACTTTGATACGACCGTTCAGGACACCAGCAAAGGTGTTACCTGTATCGTCAACATTCAGGTTCGAAGACAGTGCTGGAGTGTAATCCAGAACGCCAGCCATTTGAAGGGCAGAAGCAACGTCTGAAGAAGTGATCAGGATGTTACCTTTACCGCGACGAGTAGCCTTGGCAATTTCGTTTGCTTCACGTTCGATTTGGAAAATCAGACCTTTGAAGCGCTCAACTGACCAACGACCGTTTGAGTCTGTGTCAAGATCGAATGTACCAGCAGTTGTGGTATCGTCTTGGGCACCGGCTGTAGCAGTGTAGTTGATTGTACGAACGATTTCACGGTTGATTTCTGAAAGAATTTCAGCTGACAAGATGTTAGCCAATTCTGTTTCAGCGTCCAGACCATGGATGGCTTTCAAGTCTTGAGCCAGTTCCATTGTGTACTCAGCTTTAAGCGCACGGCTTACGGCTGTTACTGAAACTTTTTCAATGCTGAATGCCATTTCTGAGAATGCATTACCGGCGCCGTCACCAAGTGCTTCACCCAGGGCTGTAGACATACCTTGTTGTACGGTATAGCCTGAACCAGAGGCACGAGCGGTTGGATCGTTACCAGCTTGCAAAGTACCAGCAGCACCATCAATTGGGCCACCGAAGTTTGCAGTGTTAGCATTTGTTGAACCTGTTGCAGAGTGTGAAGTG